GCAAAAGAAGACGCGCACTCTGTGTCGCTTAACAACGTGGCAAATGTAAAGCATTTGCCATTTGAGCCAGTCTCAGAACACTTTGTTGACATCTTCGTGATGACTCAAGGAAGTAACACTGCCTGCACTTTAAATTTGGTTGTTAAGGATAGAAAGACTGGATCTCTCGTGCAGACACTGGGGTTGAACGGGGGATCAGCAGCAGCGTTTGGCTCCTCTGGAGCAAACAATTTCACCCCTAGTTTGCATATGGTCAAAGTCGGGGCAACGGTCTTTATTGTTTTCAACATATACAACACGACTAACTCTCCTATCGTTTACCAAAAGCTTTCCTATACTTCAGTCACCGACACATTTAGTGTTACCGGTCCTCAGTTCCTTAGAAACTCATCTGGCACTAACCTGGCGACAGATGTTGATTTCTCTGCGCTCGGAGTGACCGGTAGCAACAATCAGCTTTACGTGGCGTTTTACGAGCCCGGCTCCCTTAACACTGTTGATAGTGCAAAAGTCGAAAGGTTTGCATTGTCAAACCTGACAGGAAGTGGTGCAGCAAACGCCACTGGCACTGCCCTTACTTTGTTTACTGCATCCAGCGGCACAGGAATTGAGCGAAATATTGCGCGTGAGGCATTGAAAGTATCGCCCGGTTTTATTTGCAAATTTTACTCTGGCGACCCTGGCAGCGAGACTTTAATAGTCGGATGCACCACAGGTGCATTGTCGAGCAAAAGCACAGGGGTTATTATTTTTTCCGCTGAAACTGATTTTGCGAACACAAGCTCAGATACACTCCCCGCGTCTCCAGATGAAAAACGAATTCTTATCTGCGGAACTCAAGCACCATTGACTCTTGATGGCTCGGCCCATGCGTCCCAAGTAGATAAGCGAAAACTTATTTTAACATCAGCTTTGGGTGCCCCGTTTGCAAACTCTGGAAGTGGTCGTCCTAGATCAAGAACAAGCTCAAAATTTCCGCTTGAATCTGTAAGCTCAGTCTTATCGTCGGGCACTGCTACAGTAACCAGCGGATTTTTAAACATTACTCCCGTTGGGGGTTCTGGCACGCTTGATTCATCGGCAAGGGTTTACTTTAGCGGTGGTGGCACCTCGATTACAGTTATTGAGGGCGGCACTATGTTTCAATCAGACCCGTCAGAAGTAGCCAATGTTAAAAGTCAACTTGAGGCAGCGGTAAATGTGGGCGGTGGTAGCGCCGTTCTAACGGTAAGCATCAGTGTTGCAGCAACAGTTAACGTCGCAGTTTTAGAAAACTCGTGTTATCAATATGAGACGGAAGTTTTTGACGCTGTTTTGTCAAGCGGCACCCTTACGGTTTCAACAATCGGACAAAAGTTTCCGAATGCGTCTGTTATAACTGATGCAGTCCTGGCTAGGCCGCTCAATTTGTATGGCGAAAGTTATACCGGAGTCATGCCTGACCCCATGTATTTTGCGATGACATATAACGGGGGTAGCGCCAAGACAGACAATGGTTATGACTGCCTGATGGCATGGACGCCGTTTTCAAATTTTACCGGTAACTTTGAACCAGTTGCATACCTGCCGTCAGGCAAGCAAAGTGCAAATCCAGCGCTGGACTTTGAAGAAAAAAATGGGACCGGTGGTGGTAGGTTATTTACCGGAGTGACTAATTTAGAAATCACCTCTGACGTTAAGACAGGGCAGCCGATTAACGAAACCTTTGCAGAGGCAAGTTATGGCACCGCGTCTGTTCTCCTGGACGGATACAACGTCACAAAATCTCAGCTTAATTTCTTTCCTGACAGAGTGATGCCTGGTTTATCAGCAGGCACTCAAATGCTGTATGGAGGCGGAGCGTTATTCTCGTATGATGGCGATGAGATTGTAGAGAATGGTTTCTATAGCTTCCCGGCTGTTAAGCAGGTTAAGGCGGTGCCTACGGGTGACGGCTTGTTCCCAACAAATGGGTCGTATTCATACATCTTTACGTTTGAGTTTATCGACGCAAAAGGCAACATACATAGGTCGCCTACATCTCCAGCGGTTGAGCTAACTGTTCAAACGACGAACATTGTGCAAGCTCTAATCTACAATGACCAAGCCACTCGCAAGGCTGCTAGGTTTAGAGTTGTTGCATACCGAGCTAATCCAGGCAGTGTAGTTTTTCGCAAAGTAAAGACTATAAGTTTTACAGGGGCTGCCGCTCTTCCTACATCAAGATACATTTTGTTTGAAGACAGTGGCGGGTCTCAGCTTGAGTATGCAGACAACGAGGCGCTTTACACTACCGGCGGGGTCCTTGAGAACCAACAGCCAGGTTCAATCACCGACATGGTGCTGCACAAAAACAGAATCGTTGTTTCCGCTGCGTCAGAGTTTGTGAGATTTTCCAAACCACTAACACCGTTTACTTCTCCTGGATTTCCAGCGCCTCAGTTTATTATCGATATACCGGGCGACATACGAAACATCACCGGCGTAGAGTCAGGCATCAACTTCTTTACCATCTTTACGCGAGATAATGTTTTTGCTGTGTATGGGGATGGCCCTAACGCAATCGGGCAAGGTGGTTTTACGCTTCCTGCGGCAATCGCCGAAGGGCAAGGTTTAGCGGTCGGGGGCACTCATCTTAATCACGCCTTCGGCATATTCTACATGGCAGACCGAGGGCTTTATTTAATCAACCCCAACGGTCAGGTTCAATACGTAGGCGCTCAGGTTGAAGATACGTTGGGTAATGCGCACCGCGTCTTTAACATCTTGCTGTTTGATTACACCAATGAATTGCGGATTTTGTATTCCGACAATACGTCAACCAAGTTTCGCTGCGCAACATACAATACGTTTTTCAAGCAGTGGTCTGATTGGGAAATAACAGCACGCGATAAGCCAGTCTTTCAGACGCAGCGTACAAATGTGCAGCCTCATGTATCGCACTTTGTGCTAGCTAAAAACGGCACACTCTCAAAGCAGGTCGCCACCTTTCAAGACCAAACCAGTGCGTTTCACGATGTTGAGTTAAGAGTGACGCTTAATAAGTTGTATATGGCAGGGTTGCAACAAGCACAGCGAGTCTATCGAGCTATGTTGCTTTATGACCTAGACGTTGGTGGTGGGGTGGCGTCATTGCAAATGAAGTTTGCTTTCGACAATGACGCTACGTTCACAGAGACGCATACCTTAAATCCTCTACCGGCAGACCCAGAGCAAGTTCGAGTGCATTTGTCTCAGCAAAAATGCCGCGCTGTAAAAGTTCAGTTGATTGTGCAGCATGGCGCAAGCTCGACACAAGGTGCTAAGCTCAATGGTATCGCTTTTGAGGTAGGCGCACGACCAACTACCTTTAAGTTGCCAGCGGCAAACACATTCTAGGAGCAGTCATGGATCCAGAAGCACAACTAATTGCATCACAAGCGATGCAAGAATTAGCAAGGCAGCAAGCAACTGGTCAGGTGGATGAGGTGTTGCGAGGCCAGATAGCGCAACAAGTTTTAGGTGGGGCAGCTCAACAGGCTAAGGCTCGCGAAGCTCAACAGCAGGCGGCAGATTTTCAGCGCATGAAGCAGCTTGGTGATGTTGTGGCGAAAGGCGAAATGGAAAGTCGTTTGCGTGATTATCAGAGGGGAACAGAGCGGTTGTCTGGTGGCTTACAGGCTGCGACTGGGGCGCTCAGTGCTGGTGCAGGAATGTTCGCTGATTATCTTGGGCGGCAAGAAGGTTTGAAGAAGGGGCTACAGGCTGCTGAAGCCAAGGGGGGTGTTCAGGGTGCGATCGACTTTCTTAATGCTAACCCTGATTATGACCCTGGTGAGGAGACACTTCAGCGATTGTACGCTGGTTCTGAAATCGCAAAACAAACCGCTGCTGAAGTGCAGGCTAATCAAGATCAGTTAGCCAAAGCTCTTTTCAACGCAGCAGAGGCGAGACGTTTTGAGAGAGAGTTTGATCCGGGTGATGTTGCAATGTCCACCGTCCCTGACGCTATGAGTGACTTTCAGCAAACTCCTGAAGACATATCTATGTCAACAAGTCCTTTTCAGCGAGCGACTACTGCACTTAGATCAAGCCCTGAGTTGTTTCTATCTCAGGCAAGACGTGAGGGTAAGGCCAGGCAAGCTTTACTTGATGAACAGTTAAGGCAGCGAGAACTTCTTTATGGAATAAATCAACAGCTTGGCGCTCTACCTTCATCCGAGCCTACACTGGAAGATCGACTAAGACTCTTACAAGCATTGGGGTTATAAGATGGCAGAAGAAGAAAAGTCTTTAACTTACTCGGAAGAGCTTGGCGGTATGGTAGATACCGATAAATTAAATTCATTTGGCGCTGATGAGTTATCTGGGTTGGCAAAAGCCAAGAAAATGGGATTAGAGGGGCCGCAACAGGCGCAATACCTAAATCTTGCGCGAGAAAGAAAACGACTTCTTCAGGGCACTGGTGAGCGCAGTTTAGCCGCTGAGGATATTCTCCGCCAACAACGAGAGCTGGCTGGTGCTCAAATGGGTATCGCGGCTGGCGCTCGTGGTCGCTTTGCCGGTGCGACTAGATCTCAAGCTCAACGTGGCGCTGGTCAATCGATGGCTATGGCACAGGCTCAAGCAGCCGTGGCAGATCAAGCTAGACTTCGCCAAATTCAAGATATGCGGAAGCAACTTCAGACCACTGGTGCGATTCAAAGATATCAGGAAGAAAAGGCTCGTGAAGCTTTAGCAGATCAAAGGACTGCAATGCTCGGCGGTGGTTTAGGTAGTCTCATTGGCTCAGGTCTCGGTGCGCTTGGCTTCATGGTCCCTGGTGTTGGTATGGCGCTCGGCCCTGCGATGATGGCAGCAGGCGGTCAGTTTGGCGGTGGTCTTGGTCAGATGGTTTCTGATGAGCGCATGAAGTCCAACGTTAAGGATGGGAATCCAAAGACCCGTCAGATGCTAGACGCTCTCTCAGCCAAAGAGTACGATATTGAAGGGGAGCGCGACTTTGGAGTTATGGCACAAGACACGCCCAAAGATATGGTCAAAGAAGTCGATGGTGTGAAGACTATCCCTGAAGGTTTCGGTAAGTTGCTTGCGGGCATGGCGAACCTTAACGATCGCCTCAAAAAGTTGGAGGGTAAGTGATGTCAATCGCCGATATACTTAAAGCAGAGCGTGAGGCCCGAGAAAGGGCTGATAACAAGAGAGCAGCTCAAGCTTTTACGCCCACGGGTCAACAGCCTGCAGCTCAGAGTGCTAGTCCCTATGGAGATCTTTACGCCACGGTTGACCCTAATTTAGTTCCATCAGATCAACCATTAAAACCGGTTGCCCTCCCGGCTTCCGTTCAAAGAATTCTTGGTATCGCGCAAGCGCCTCTTCCGGCTTCAATGAGAGGCGCTTCAATGCCAACTCAGCCGACTCAGACCGACACCGAAATAGTAGACCTATCTGGTGTTTCAACCGAAGGCCCTCGCTCTGATGAAATTAGTGCGGCTGAATATGTTCGCCAAAGGGTAGCCCCTCGGGCAGAAGGATTAGCGAGTCTTGGTATTCGAGCACCTTCGGCGGCTCGCTTTGTTCTGCCTGAAGATTTAACGCCTCAGAGACAGGCGGCGATTGATGCATACCAAGCTGAACGCCAGCGCGTAGAGCAGATGCAGGAGTCAGACAGGCTTCGACGCGCAAGAGAGATTGAAGAAGAAGCTCAAGAAAGCTTCGAAGCTGCGAATAAAGCCTTAGAGGGCTACAAGCCAAGCAAAGAAGGCCCTTACTCAAATCTGTCATCAAAGATTTTTGCAGGCATTGCCATCGCACTCGGTGAAGCAGCCCGTGGTTTTCGAGGCGGGCAGGGTAGAAACGTTGGCTTGGATCTTATCAATCAGGCGATTGATCGAGAAGCCAAACGGCAACAAGACGAATATAACAGGCTACGCGATAAGGTGAATCTGTCAGAGAACGCCTATGCGAGATCTATGCAGGCCCTTGGTAATGCAGAAAACGCGTTTGCAAACACCAAGCGGGCGCTTATGGATCAAGCCAGAGTGACTATGGACGTGGCGCTTGATTCGGTTGGAGCATCTCAGCAAGCAGAGAATTTAAGGGCACAGATTCAAAATCAGCAAGCTCAAGCAAATGCTCAATTTCAGCAATCACTTTTTAACGCAAAGGTTACCCAGAAAGCCGCCACTGGTGAAACAACGCGGCGATTGTCTGCGAGTAAGGTTTCTGAGTCAAGCAAGTTGGTTAGTGAGCTTAAAGCTGCTCGCGCATTGCTAAAGCAATCAGAAACAGGTGACTCGGTTACAGATAAGCTTACAAGAGAGTTTATTGCTGATCCAACCAGTACCGTTTCAGGCAAGATTAGTGAAGCGGTACTAACAAGTGCATCGCCTAAGATCCAAGCACTTAAAGACTTCTACATTAAAATTAGCGCAGTAGCCTTTGGTCAGGCATCTCAAGGTCAATCAGCATCGTCGATTTCGGATAAGGATGTTAAGGTGTTCCGAGATCTTCTTGCAAATCCAAGTGGAAATATTGGAAGACTTGAAAGCTACCTTGAGTATTTACAAAACAAAGCAAGCGCGGCTGTTGTCTACAATAGCGCAATTGTTGAAGGAGCTGACTTCGACCGAGCAAATGAAATTGCTGAAGAATACATGAGAGATCAGTTCGGCTATAAGATGACCGCTGACGGTGATTATGTTCCGCCTGGATATAGTGAGAAAGAATGGTCAGAACTAGAGTACGAAGGTAGATGATGGCAGAATCACCGGTACAGAAAACGGCATACTTTGAGAAAGACGGTAAGCCCTATGCGGTGCCGTTGAGTCAAACTGACGTAATTGTTCGATTTCGAGACGATCCAGCGTATCGGCAGATTAGCCAATATGAAGCGGACGTTTTGGCTGAGGCCGTAGATCTTCAGGAAAGCCCCGTACTCGGCAGATTAGAGGCTTTGGGCCGTGGTGCTGTTTCCGGTGCCACTTTGGGACTAGGCCAGTTGGCCATGGATCCAGTAGAGCTTGCAGCGGCAAAAGAAGCATTTCCTGGTGCGTATTATACCGGTGACATTGGTACTAGTGTTGCTTCTGCAATCCTTAGTGGTGGCGCTGGTGCTGCGGCTAGAGGTGGTGTTGCTGCTCTCGTAAGAAAGACCCCCGCCGGCATGGTTGCCCGTGCTGCGGAGAAAGCTGCGGCTGCCCCGATTGCCAAAGTTACAGGCGAAGGGTTAGTTGGGAAGGCCACTAGGTCAGTCGCTCCATTGGCCATTGCCGGTGCTGTAGAGGGCGGTGTTGCTTCTGCTACCTACGGAATGGCAGATAAATTCCTTGAGAATCCCAATGCTACCGCTGAAGAACTCTTGAGTTATGGTGCTGCCCAAATACCTGATGGCCTAATGCTTGGCGCAGGTGTTGGTGGTGCTTTGTCTGGTGCTAAAACCCTGGCAGCGGGAACAATCAAGGGAGCGAATGCGCTCGCCAAGAAGGTCTACGCCGACTCTGTAGATAGATTTGGTGATGGGTTTTCTGAGTCAGTTGCTAAGTTTATTGCTGCGGATGACCCTGGCGTCCAGCGAGCAATGGCCGATGAGTTGTCAAAAGTCTTGCGGTTTCAAGAAGACTTTCAAGGCATCGCAGCCCGCATCGATAACATGCAGAAGTATGCGGAGGAGATGAGAGCTGCCGGCAAGGACACCGACGAAATTAAGGCGTACTTCAAAGAAGAGATTGCAGCCCTTCGCAAAGAGTACAACGCTCTCAACAAATCTGAGAATGCAAAAGCGTTAGGTAATCTTAGTGCGCAACTAAACGAATCAAAGACAAGGGCGGCGCAAGCTTTTGCAGATGGCCAAGATGAAATCCTTGGAGGCATGGCTGACGACCTTGGCGATATAACCAGCGGTGCCCGTGGTATTCTTGGTGAGTTCGGAGATACCAAGGTTCGACTTGGAGATTATCAGGTTGCCAGCACAATCGATGAAGTTATCGACCAAAGGTTTGCTGACGACTTAGCTGCTCAACGCGTTTTCTCGACTGTAGATCAGGGTAAAGCTCTTAATGAGGCCATCAACGGCAAAGAGGGTTTTTACCAAAGGTCTTTAGATTCATACACGCGAATGCTGAGTGATCCCCGAATCACCGAGCAAGCAAAGAAGATTGTCCGAGATGCCATCGGAGAGATTGAATCGGCACGGCAACTCTACGCAGACGTTTTAGCCAGGGCTCAAAAAGAAGGTGCTATATCCAACGCAGACTTGTTGGAGATTTATCGCAAGCAACGAAAAGTGTTGCGGCAACTAGAGTACGCGCCGAATCAAATCGCAAAAGCTACAGGTGACTTCACGCCTGGTGGTCTCAAGAGAGATGCCATTGCCGCAAAAGACTTCTTCAAGCAGCTACATATTGATGAAGATATATTCGGTGGTGCTGCGGCTTTAGAAAAGGCCAGACTTGGAATTGTCGATACGTCCAGAACACTGCTTGGGAATGTTGGTAAACTTGATGACCTTCTGCCTGAAGAAATAGTTAAGAAACTTCGCAGCGAAATATTCACGCGAAGAAAAGGCATTGGCGACACGGTTACTTTCTACCGTATGCCGGATGTAATCGAGCCGCTTCTATCTTCTATTGATGACCAGATTCTTGAGTTTACCGAGCTTGCAGGGAGACCTGAGCTACGGAAGAAACTCAATAAGATCCGTGAAGCGATTGAGAGAACTCGATCCAGAACAAACCGCCTTGGCGAGTATCAAAAGTCCATTGAGCAAATACAGCGGCTCAAAGGCAAAAGCATGTCAGAGCTTTTTGATGAGGCCTCTGATGCTAAGTCTCTTGAGGGCCTTGGTGTCTCGCGGGAAGCTGCGGAGAACATTGCATCATCATACTCTAAGTTAATGGAATCATTAGAGAGTTTTGTTAACAAAGACGTTGTGCTGCCTGAGGAAGTAACTCAAAGACTCGCGGACATTCAAGAAGAAATTCTTCAGCTTGACGTAATGAAAGGCAGAGTTAAAGAGTTTGCGGAGGCCAGTGTACCTAAACCAGCCGACGAAAACATCGAGCAGCTCTTGGCGTACAGAGCACAAGGCGGCACTTCTGCTAGTGATGCCGCTGCTGCCTTAGCCGCCGCAAGTGGTATCCCAGGAATTAGCCAAGCCGGTGCTGCTATCTTGGTGGCAAACCGACTTAAGTCATCGCCCTTGCAGTTTATGCAAACCGTTTCTGCTCTGTCTAATGTGGCGCGAAAGACCAGTCAGGCGATTGATAGGGGTGCGGACTACGCGCTAAATGTTGCTATCGCAGGTAAAACCCCAGAGAAATATGTAAGAGGAACTTCGGTTCTTGGTCGAGTTTTAGGGGCAACGGGTGCAATTATCGCGGAACCTGGTGATGTGCCTGATGATGAAAAATACGAAAAAACAGTTAAGCGCGTTAGAGAGCTAAGAGATGACCCTCAAAAACTAGCCGGTGTTGTAGAGTCCATTAAGTCTCCAGGTGTTGAGGCTCTGAGCGAGCCACTTCAGGGTGCAACGGTTCGGGCATTTAATTATCTTGCAGAAGTTACGCCTGACCTTGCTGAGCCAGGTCTTTTAGATCGATACGACCCAGAGCCAACACCAGAGCAAAAGCAAAACTTTGCGGTGGCCGTAGAGGTAATTAACAACCCAGTGAAGCTTTTCTACTATCACTTGGCAAACAACACTCTTACTAGTCAGGTGACAGACCCATTTAAGGCAATCTACCCTGACCTTTACTCTAGGGTAACAGAGTCGGTGTTTGATAAATTTACCCGCGCCCGCAAAGAACTTCCATACGCATCCCGTGTGCAGATGGGGCTAACTTATGGTGCGGGCATGGAGTCCACGGTCTCTCCTGAGTTCGTGGCAATGAACCAACAAATGTACACATCCCCTGGCCAAGAACAAGGTGGAGGGGTTAACATGACACAGGGGGGAGTAGGTCAGCTACGCAAGTCGGCAGCCGCCTTTCAGACCCCCGGACAGCGAATGATGGAGGCCTGACATGGCAACGATTACTGGATTATCTACCCACGTTGGGCAGATTGTTAAACAAATTGATACCACTGTAGGCGGCACTGACGTAGACGTCATCGGTCCAGTTTTTGAGCTTTTTCACAAGAAAGAAGTCACCGTTGCGATTCTAAACGTCAGCGGTAAATCGATCAAAGATATTAAGCTTATGCGAATCTTTAGCAATGGCGACGCATCTCAGGAGTCAATTTCTGCCGATTCTGTTACAGCCACCAATGGCGTCACGTTTGCAGTCAGTTACAACATTCCCAAGTTTCGCATTGATTACACCGTTGAGCGGAGTGGCTCGTCAGGGAGCAATTCGACGCTTGTGGAAGTCGAAGGAGGCTACTGATGACTCAGACAGTTGTACACGTACCCGCCAGCGAGGGCGGTGGTGGCGGCGGCAAGATGGGCGAAGGCGACTTCTTCAGTGCTACTGCCGGGGGCAATATCACCATCGACTTATCTAAGGGCTATTATCAGCGCATCACTTTAAACGCGGCTATCACCGATGTGGCGTTCTCTGCGGTGCCTGCCAGTGAAGGACGCTCGGTGGTTGTGGATTTTATTCAACCCAGTTCTGGCACCACCTACGGCGCATCATTCCCTGGCATCAAGTTCGACTCTGGTATTGCACCGACACTGAGCACCGGCAATAGTGACATAGACCGCATTGCTTTTGACCTCATTAACGATGGCTCGACCACTACCGAATATGGCCACGTGCTCGGCTTGGATATGCAGTAATGGCACCACCGAAGGACATAGCCAGGAGCTACCCCAAGCGCGGAATTACGGCTGACGTAGGTTTTCGGAGTGAGCCGAAGTTTTGTGGTGATGGGTCAATCGAGTTAAATGGGTCTAACCAATACCTAAACGCGGAGCTTAGTTCGGCGCTCGGTAATTCATTTACAATCATGGCATGGGTAAAGCGTTTGGCAGGGTCAGCTTTCCAATACATATTTGACACGGGTAACTTCACGGTCTCTGGCGGGGAGATTTCACTTGCAATTAACTTCAGCAATAACCTTTACTTTTATGATGGATCGGGATCCGTAACTACGACGACGTTTAACGTAGACCTTGCCACATGGCATCACGTAGCAATAGCAGTTGCTCCCGGTTCTGGGAATCTTAAGATTTACGCAGATGGGATAGACGTAACTCCAACACATAGCGCCAACATAAACATTACTGATACCACTTTTGAGATAGGTCGTCACATAGGTGCTAACTTCTACCTGGATGGCCGGATTAGTGATGTAAGAATCTATGATGAGACATTGACACAAGATCAGATACGAGAGCTTCGGAATAATCCAGGTCAAACGATCCCGACAGGTCTCACGAGCGCGGACCTCATTCATCGATATTTACTTGAGACCGACACAAACGACAGCGGCGCAACCGGCAACAACCTGACAGCCAATAACTCACCATCTTTTAGTGTAGATCGTCCCCAACTACCGCGCGGTCTTGATTTGACCGGTGGCTTCAAGTCTCCGTCACTAACCTTTAACGGTCAGTGTGCAAACTTCAACGGAACCAATCAAGGTGCGCACGTCTCGAATAGCTATAACTGCGCAGCAAGCGGGGCAAAGACTACGATCGCGGCATGGTTCAATAGTAGAGATCTCACTTTATCAAGTAATCAAACAATCGCTTGTATCGCGGTCAGTAATACAAATTCTCGCATTGGTATTTATACGACTGCGACAGGTGAAGTCGGTGCAAGCGCTGGCCTTAGCTCTGGCTTCGTCAAAGTATCGACGGGCAATGTACTAAAAGAAAACCGCTGGTATTTTGTGGCGGCGACATTGGACGCCGACAGCGCAGCCATTAAGATTTATGTCGATGGCTTAGAATTTAATCAAAGCCCTACTTCAGGATTAGGCGGTACCGATAACACTTTCGAGGTTGGGTTTCGAGAAAACAGTGGGTCAGGGCTACAGCACTTTGACGGACGCCTTGCAAATGTAATGGTGATTGAAGACGTGTTGACTCAATCTGAAGTTGTCGAGTTGATGCGTGATACGACTTACGCGAAAGCTCAGACATTCGGTACCGTGAATCGCTTCTACACGTTTGCGTCTAATCTCAACGACTCAACGGGAAGCCACAACCTAACAGGTGTTAACTCTCCGACGTTCACAACCATCCCAGCGAATCCCACGCGGTTGATTGACCCTAGCAGAGGCGCGGCTCAGGCTAGATGCTTCACGGGCAGGGCGGTTGATTTCGATGGGTCGGCTGACTACTTAGATATTGGCCAAAAGCACTTCGGCACGGGCGACTTTTCAATTTCGCTTTGGTTTTACGACCGGCAATCAAGCGGCGGGAACAGAAGCCTTTTCTCTAAAGGGACCTTTAACACTGTGGGCGGGTTGCTTCTTTATAATGTTTATGGAGCGACGGCGGCAGATCAATACATTTTGTTTCGAAATGACGCCCAAGCAACAGGCAGCTTTGATGATCGAATCACTATTACTTCCAAAGCTGAACCAAATGTATGGCACCACATCGCGGTAACTAGAACCGGTGGGACTGTTAAAGGCTATTTTGATGGCAAGCTGACGGCCAGTAGCACAAACTTTAATCCCGCGTGGGATATTAACGTCGCGCAAAACTCTTTCATTGGAGCCCGTGACCCTTCCAGTCCTGGCTCGTTTTGGGATGGCTTTATCTCATCGGTGAAGGTTTGGGACACTGTGTTGACTGATGCTCAAGTCGCGGAGCAGTTTCATAATCCCGAGCAAGTATTGCCTACTGGAACCAGTGCCAGCAACCTAGACCGGTACTACCCACTAAGCGATTACAATGATGCAGGCGGCACTGGCGGGCGACACTTCCAAGATATAGGCGCAGATGGCGAACCAGCGGAAGATAAAGGCTCGGCCTCTATGGAGTTCGCTCAACCTGTACCGTGTCCGCAATTGGGATTACAGCAGAGTGCGACTCGCTTAAGGTTTCCTACAACCACTAACAACTACGTTCAAGCGTCAATCAGCGCGGTCGGCGCAAACTTCACTTTGTCTTATTGGGTTCAGCCGTTCTCGTTGCATACTGGTCTTTTGTATCAAAGCACATCAGGATTGCAGCAGGTTTACATACATAGTTCAGGGAATGTTCAGGTCTACCAAATTAACGGAGTTTACGCAGGTTCAGAGACATACACAGCGGGCGACTGGCTTCATGTTGTGGTGACTACCGATGGGCTATATGTGAATGGTGCTTTTGATGAAGCCCAAACGGGCGCTAGTGGGTTGAATCAAAGTGGCATAAGAATAGGTGCGGATGCAACTTCACCGAATACAAACTTTGGATTCAACGGTATCATAGCAAGCGTGGGCGTTTGGAATGAGGCTATTACTGCGTCAGAGGTTTCTGCCCTCTATGCGCAGGGTCAAGGCCACGACCCAAGGATCGACACAGGAAACTACACGTCCAGCGCCAACCTTATAAACCTTTGGCTTATGGATGATCTGACGACAGTTGTTGACCGCGCCGGTTCTTCAAACGCGACGGTGACTGGTTCAGCTTTTACAGCCGCATCCTTCCCAGAAAACGCCAGCGGCTCGACGCTTGTTGGTGATTTCTCGCTTAAGCGTAAGGGTGTTAGTGTTTTGAATCCGACGGGAACACCAACTAGCTCTTTGGTTCAATCTGCCATCATTTCAAATGATGGATCTCTAAGCCCTGACCCGTCAAAGGGTGGTTACTCTTTCTCGGCATTTATTCGGTTCGAGCAAGCGTCAGGGTCATCGCCTTGGTTCCCGATGATGTTTTCCGGTACGAATTATTTGACCGGTTCCAAAAGGTTTATCTTGAACTTTGGGGACAACTCCGTTGCCGCAAACGCTCCAGGAATAACGATAAGCGACGGGTCAACTCCAAGAGACTATAATTGGCCGTCGGTCTTGTCTAACCCGGAAGAGTGGCATCAGTTGGCGTTTACAATTGATTACTCCACTTCTCCAAATACGACATTTAGACTCTATCTGGATGGAGCGCTGGTGAGCACTCAGGCGACTCACGCACATTCTGCGTTTGATCCAGGCGATATTATCGTTGGTTCATACACTTCGGCTAATGGCAACTTTCCCGGCGCGATTGCTTGTTTCAAAATGTATCAGGCTAAACTCAGCGACAACGAAATAAAGCAAATCTACAACTCCGATTTACGTCTCATAAAAGGATTAGCAAATGAGTAGTGGAACATGGGTGTACGTATTAGTGCCGGTGGGCGATCTCGACACGGACCTGCCGTCCTCAGTGTCGCGTTTTGACTATCAAACATGGCCAGAACCTGAAGGCGAACCGGTGATGGTTCATCCGACCTACCGAACCTCGGCAGAATACAACCAAGCCAATTGCGCCCTTGGTGCCAGCGATGGCGTCCATACGATTTGGAAGTGCAACAGCCCCACGCTGATGGCTGGCGGCGACTTAGACGCATTCCGTGCAACTGGCTGGACGATCTACACTCAGCCCGAGGCGGCTGAGTGGGCCGGCAATGTCCCGCCACCGGATGATGGAGACTGACATGGAGGAGACGCTTGCCAGTGGAGGTATCACCGGCTTGCTGACTATGGCCATGTTGTTGGCAATGCGCGTGTACGAGGCGAGAAAAGCGAAAGCCAATGGGGGCTCGACGTATGACAACATCAAGCAGAATCAAGGAACTTTGCGGATTCTTGAGGAGCGCAATCAAAGAGTCGAGCAAGATGTAGCAGAGCTTCGAGAGAAGCAGAAAACAATGCACCGGGATTTGTGTGAGTTTCGAGAAGAGTTTCGCGAGTTCCTAGCATTTCAAAGGGGGATTGAACATGCCAAACGTCAAGGGAAAGACTAACGGCCTCAAGTCATCGGAGTTTCTAGTAACCGTCTGCGGGCTAATCCTGGGACTCGGAATGGCAATCGCAGAGCAAGTGCTAGGTGATGGTCATGCTGGTTGGCTCAGTGCGGTAGGTGGCGTCATCGCTGCGATCTGCGGCGGTAGCTACAACCTGTCTCGCGCTAGAGTAAAGGCGGCTCTAGCGGGCGCAGAAGCGGTTGCTGAAGCGGGAAAGTCGCAAGCCAGCTCACCCAAGGACTGACCAGTGCGTTGGCGGCGGTTCCAAAAGACAATGGCCTGGACCTCGGTATTGGCATCATTAAGCGCCATGGTAAGCTTCGTGGCAGTTTGTCTGCTGCTGCGAAAATCAATGAGACCGTTTCACTCGTCGCAAACGCACACGCAGCGTCGACCCAGGACTGGGCCGCTATGGCCGGACTGAAAGTGAGGTGGTGAGATGGCAAAAGGCAAAGGCATGAAGGGCCACACGATTAAGGGTGGCCATAAGCGTCCTACGAAGAAGGGCGCAGGCATGACCAAGAAGGGGATTGCCAAGTACCGTAGGGACAACCCTGGCTCTAAGCTCAAGGGTGCGGTGACTGGTAAAGTCAAGAAAGGCAGCAAGGCCGCCAAGCGACGCAAGTCTTATTGCGCTCGCAGTGCTGGCCAGATGAAAAAATTCCCCAAGGCTGCGAAGAATCCCAATTCGAGACTACGCCAGGCGCGTAAGCGGTGGAAGTGCTGATGAAGCTGACGCCACACTTCTCCTGGAATGAGATGACGCGAACTTCGTACAAACGATTCTTTGATGAGAATCGGAGAGAGGCGCGCAACTATGCGTGCGCTATTTATTTGACCGCCAACATGATGGAGCGAGTTCGGTCTCTCATTAGGTCCCCAATCAAGGTAACCAGTGGGTTTAGGTGTGAGGACTTGAACTCGGCCATTGGAGGTTCAAAGTTATCCCAGCACCGCCGAGGCGAGGCTTGCGATTTCCAGCCCTACAAATGCACGATCGAAGAAGCCTTTGAGAAGATTGCCATCGAGGTGCGTGAGAAGCGTTTAAACGTCGGTCAACTGCTCCTGGAGCGAGGGTGGATTCATATCAGCCTTGGGCATCCGACCGCTCGCCCGGAGAATCGACAGAATGAAATTGGTCACCAAGAACCTGATGGCCGCGTGATTATTGATGAAAGGATCAGGTGATGGCAACGAAGAATGTACCGACAGACAAAGCAAAGTGGTCCAGAGCCAAAGCTAAAGCTCGTGCTAAATTTGATGTTTATCCATCCGCATACGCCAACGCATACGCCGTTAAGGAGTACAAGAAGATGGGCGGTTCGTGGCGCACCCAGAAGACCAGCACCAAGCGTAAGCGCAAGGCCAGTAAGTGATGGCTAAGACGGGCCTGAAGAAGTGGTTTGCCGAAGAGTGGGTAGACATCAGCCGCAAGAAGAAAGACGGCTCACACCCTTCCTGTGGCCGCAAGAAGGCCGGTGGTAAGGGCTATCCGAAGTGCGTGCCGAAAGCCAAAGCCAAGCGCATGACCAAGGCGCAGAAAGCATCCGCAGTAAAGCGTAAGCGTAAGGCTGGTCTCCCCAGTGGTGGCAAGCCTCGCAATGTTTCAACATTCAAGAAAACAAGGAAGAAAAAGTGAAGAAAAAAATGCCACCGCAGTTACTTAAGAAGTTTAAGGCAGCAGCGTCAAAGAAGAAGACCGCCAAGAATGGCGCATCTTCTGTCTCTAACAAAGATGTCGCTATGAAGAAGAAGTCTCGGAAGAAGGTGGCTCGGAAGAAATAGCATCCGGGCCGTCCTCGTAAAACCAGGCATCCTGCAAACAATAGTTTTGATTGGTGTTTGAGAAGTAGATCTCATCGCACGCCTCAAAGTCCGGCGGGTCTTTGACGTGGGTCAGGCTAGGGTCTGTCCACAAGATCCGGTTATTCGGCTGCGATGCAAACTGGCCATTCTCTAACAGAATAATATTCTGGCTCTTGTGCTCTCTTGGTATCGAGGCGCATGAGGTCAGAAGCTCACCGTTGCTGTCACATTGGTCAATCGTGCAGATGTACTCACCGGGCACCATCTCTTTACCGATGCGAGCCATGCAGTCTAAGTGCCGAATATTGTCTTTGACGATGGTGGTAATATGCCATGCGTCGATGTCCCATAATGCCAGCTCATGCTGTTCATACTTAATCTCTGCCTCTGGGTCATTCACAAAAGCAGAGATAGGTAACTTGTCGTAGAGCGCACCATTCTCAAGCAATGTCTCGAAGAGCAGAGCCCGGTGCTTCTGCGCTTTGACGCTGACCCAATATCCGCGCATGAACTCACCGTGTCCTTTTTTAAAGTTATACAGATATTCTTTACGTACCCAAACTGGCTGCATTGGCAGGTTTGCCACTAAGAAAGACATGCTACTCACCCTCCCAGCAACGCTCTGCTCGGCGTTCTTCGCGTTCTTCTTCTTCAAGCTCTAGGCGCTTCCAGTAACGTTTCTCTTCTTTCGGCGACAGTTCGCCGTCGTTGTATTTTGCGTGGCTATCGTCTACTCGTTCGTTGCTCATTTCTTCACTCCTAAAAACACGGCCTTATACTCCAGCCGCCACAGGTATTCTTTCAGATCACACAGATGATCTTCATCCGTGCATTGCTCAATCCACTTGTTTACTAGTCGCATTGCGATAGCCAGTTCTTTGCGCTGCTCGCGTTTGTACCACCCCTTCGGCTTCACGCCTTTTTTCCCCATTGTCTCCCCTCCAACTTTGTATTCTTTTTTCAAGATCTTTTGTCCCTCTTCTGACCGTTACAATCTCAGAGGCCACAATCCAGAAAATCAAACAAACCAGGGTACCTAGAAACACGATCACTTAATTGTCCTCCAGCCACGCATTCATTGGCACGCCCGTTCTTCTAAAGATTTCATGCGCCATCCCCAACGATGGCTTCTTTTCGCCAGCAATGTAACTGTGAATGGATGTTGGGTTCCAGTCCATCTCACTACACATACTTCTTAAACTGTGATTTTGCCTTTGCATCCACATTCTCAGCATGACCCCACCACGAGATGGGGGCCTTATTTTGTATTCACTCTTCTTTGGCATTCTGCACCTCCTTGAGAAATTCAATGGCTTCCTCGTGACCATGAGCAACCTTACACCTCCAGTTGCCAGTATCGTTAAATTTATGAAGCCACTCCTTTTGCGACTCAGACACCCTACCGCCCTTGACTCTTTTCATTTCAATGACGCACTGCGCCGGAGAGATGCAGATGAGATCAGGCACGCCCGACTGGACGCCTTCAGACCGCAAGCGGGCACCCGATACTTTGTCTCGCTGTCCTCCGTTTGGCACGGCGAAATAGATCCAGTCATTTTTCCGCATCCAGTTAACGACCTGCATCTGCTCCCAGTGTTCAGAAGGAATATCGCTTTTCTTGCGCTCCTTCTTTTCTTTTGGTTTTTGAAAAGATGGGTCATTCCTTTCATGAAATTTACGCATTGAGTTCATGATCCGCTGCTTGTAGTCCTCTGACATTTCCGATAATCTCCTTTTATCGGAACTGCACTTCCGTGTTTTGGTTTTTGGGGGCGGGTGTCACTTTTAACTAAGTGGCTTTTGCTTGATTCACCCGCCTCCATTTCGCCTCTCGCATCTCATAATGCTCGCATGAATTGCATCCACCTCTTTTTCAAACAGGGGTGGCTCACACAGCATCATGTTGGCCGCGTGCAAAAGTGCGCTGGTCTCAATACTTCCTTTTCCGCTTGAAATGAGAATACCCGCAAGACGGGCGAGGCCATCATTACGTTGACCTTCTGGGATGCGATCAAACTTCCCTATGTCAATTTCAGTGTCCATAAGTTTCTCTCGCTTGCGCTGGCGAACGACGACACCTTGGCGCAAGAGCCTTAAAATCCACGATGGAAGAGGAGCAAGCGGAACACTCGTAGGAACAAGCCAGCGATAGTCGCCAGCCATCCCTCTGGAGCCAGGAGCAACCACGTAACCGTTATGACCACGAAAATCGATGCCCTGGTACTTTGCGATGTTGACCGCATTCTTGATCACTTCATCCTTCGGTGTTTTGAAAAAGAAATGACGACCACCCGACCCCGTAACCGAGGTCCAAGTTTTAGGAAGTTCACCATACCTCACAACCATTTTGCGAAGTGAATCTTCACCGCCCTTATGGAAGTCGACGTCAAGAACGCAAACCTTGCTGGTAAGCATCCCTATGTTCGCATCTGGCCATTCGGCCCACCATTGTTTGATTTGTTCAATGTCAGTGGTCGCCTCATGAATTCCATGAGGAACTAACGGGTGTTTTGCGGGAGAGGAGCACGAGGGCCGCCGACATGAGCAGCCCCCGCTTTGTGGGTGATGAAGAGGAATCACCGGCAACCCAGCTCGCGCAAAGCTAAGTGCCTTCTTAATCATTCCTCATCTCCCATATTGAATTCAATCTCCTCATCATCATCAGAACTGAAAAGAATCTTTGGGTCTCCCCCGGCTTTGCATGCTTTGAACAACTCTCTGAGGCGATCCATCATCACAACGTCGCCCTCCAACTCCTTGATGTAGTCGACCCCGGCCCACTCCTCGATCATGACAGCCGTCACTCCAAAGGATTTGAAGTGCTCAAGCATCTCCAAGACAACGGACCTTGGCTTCGCCTTGAACGGCTTAGGATTTTGCTCAAGCGGCTTTGGCGCCGATACATCAGCGCTCTCGACGTGCGGATCTTCGACTGGAACACGCGCCCACAACTCGCCCGCAAGACCAAAGCTCGCAGCCGCCGACGTGCAGAGCGCACGACGATGGGTATCTGTCAAAGTCCGAGCGTCGCATTGCTCATACATGATTGGTTGGTTCTTGTGGTTCATGCACGCTTGTGGAAACTCGGGAAGCGCCATGCCGCTCTCTTTGTGGATCCATTGCCCCAGCACGTAACCCGTCCCATCTGGCGCCTTATGGATGAACTGTGGCTGGTCTTGGTCTTTCCAGGGAAGAAGCCTAAACGTCCAACCAGGGGCGTTCTCGTGCATGTGATGATAGGTGAGTGACCAGTTCATGTAGTCAGCGCGAAAGTTGCCGCTACCCTTTTGGCTTACATCGTCGGGCCTGATTACGCCCCATAGGTTTGGAATATCCACTGTCGTCTCCTTGATTGGTGTTGCTCTCATGACCGTCCAATTTTTCTTTTCTTCCATCTTAGTGTCCTCCAGGTCCGGCCATACCAAGCTCTTCAAGTATTTCTATTCCCGGTGCGTCAGGAAGATCAGACAGTCGCAAACGTTGCTTCTGATACTCTTCGCGCTTGAGCTGAAACTCTTCGAGTTCCAATTCTCGCTCTCTCTCTTTTCTCACCGCTTCCGCTAGCGTCTCCCGCCTGTCGTGAAACTCGCGACGTTTTAGAATGACATCGTACCCTGGCAAGCTGAAAAGATGTTTACTGTACTCGAACCGCACCGTACTGCCGGTGGTCTTGTAAACGCTGTCGCGCTCAAGTGCCAATGCTGCCGTGGCCGTGAAATGAATCACTGTCATTGCAAGCAACGCAAACGCAATCAGCTTCCAAGTAAACAGATGGAAAAGAACCGCGTTCACTTTGCGATTCCAATCGCTAAAGCCGGTGTACAGCTCTTCGCGCTCCCAAGTGACATCGCCTTCAGTCTCCATAATTTCTTTATCTTTGTTCATTGGTCTGCACTCCAGTCAAAGTTGTTCTCAGATTCATACTCTATGCGTGACCATGCACGCTCTGTTGCTGCGGCACGTGAGTAACCACGCGCCTGGTAAAAAGATTGATAAAGTTCAAACGCCAACTCTATCGCATCTCGCTCTGTCTTGGTTTTCATTGCTGCACTGATTTGCTTTGGTACTCGAATCATCATGACTTAATCCTTGATAGATACACGAAGGGTTCGAGTGTCCCGGCCCTTTGGTGCCTTCAGGGTGATTTTGCTCTTGCCGTCCTCAATGTAGATTTCCTGCATGTCACCCGCTGATACACGAATCTTTGCCTCTGCTTCTTTCTTCGCAACCTCAAGTTCTTTGATAGCCTTGCTCAGTCGGTCGTGCTCGACGGCCAGCTCCCACTCCTCCTGGCTAAATACACGCCGTGACGCCTGCTTCTCTTCGATTCTCTTAAGTCGGTCGAGACACGCCTTTGTTGGGTCTGGGGATGGCTGCTGGCGCCGATGAAGATACTTGGTCCAAAACGTAAACACCGCGTCTTTAATCATTGCAATCCGCGCGTCGTCACGCTCAACTTTCCACCAAACTAATTCACTGTCACCTCCAAATAGTACACCGACGAAACAGACTGAAAAGTCACCCAGATACATGTGCCATTGAACTTGGTCATATTCCATTGGATGAACTTCATTCGTCATCGGCTCCCCGTAATCCTCGCGCATGTCGTAGCGATGACGCTTGAACTCAAAGCAGACGTTTTTGTTGTCTCGAAGGATGGCATCAGGCGTAGCCCGAAGTGTCACCATGAAAGTCGGTTCATAGATTGTGATGCCCTCTTGAACCTGGTCATCGGGGTCGAGTCCTAAATCTCCGAGTGACTCTTGAGTCATCTCGCGAAAGATGGGCTCCATGCGTGACCCCATCATCATCGCTGGATTGACGCGCACCACCTCGTTGTTGAGCTTGTGGTGGAACAAATCAAAAGGCCCGGAATATGGGTTGGTGCCCATGATTTTAGGAACGTCCGTCGAACCACAGCACCACCGACGCAGGCTGCGGTCATCATCCTCGGGAACCAGGATGCGATTTCCATCAAAGTCAAAGCATGGAATGCGGTCATAGAGCAGCCCGGCCTGATATAGGTCATCCTGCTTGATAATCCTCTTAATAATCCTATCTGTCTTAATTTCATTTGTCTGTTGCATTTGCATCTCCTTTGTTTTGGTTTTAGACTGAGGGTCTGACAAAACCTTAACATGAGGATGAAGTGTGATGCAACAAAGTGGTACAGAGAAATTTCCGGGAATTGAAATTGCGAGTCTTTGGTATAGCAAAACTCCAGGCAACATGTCGGGCAGCATGGGCGGCAAGTATGGCGCCCGTATCATTTTAGTACAGAACAAAGACAAGCAAGGCCAACAGCCTGACGCAAAGATTTACGTGATGCCGTATGAAAAGAAAGAAGACGGCCAGAATCAGCAACAGAATAATCAACGCAATAATCAGCGAGACAACATCCCGTTTTGAAACGCAGAGTTCAAGTTTTTGAAAAGAATCGACCGTCGCTAAAACCAGCGATTGTCGAGGTTCCCCGCTCTCCGCGGAGAATCCTCCAACGACCGAAGGGGAGCGCGCACTCCCCTAAGGTCAATGATGAGTGAAGTCTAGCCACTCCGTTCGTGGCTTCATTCTCAATGCAACAGCCTTGCCTGTAGACTCTCGCCGCATCTTAATCTCACACTCTTTGAGCCGACGCCCGAAAGCAATCTTGCTCATAGAACGACGCCCAGCGGACATCGCCCAATCTTTGAATTCATCGTACACGTAAGCAAACTTCTCATAGCTTTCGCTTATCTCAGCACAGCTCGCAATGAAGTCGGCAACGGGGTTTGTCTCTTCTTTCCATTGCGAGAACACATCTTCAGAGCTTTTAGGGAGAGTAAACTCGCCAGTCTCCAGAACTTTGGAAACAGAACGGAGGCACCAAACGATGATGGCTGCGCGTTCAGGCTCCATGCTCTTTCGGATCTCTTTTGGAGAACGACGACTATCCTCTTTTGTAAACTCTCGTTTCAGCTCAAGAATAATCCAACGACGAAAGAACCCGTGGCTGTAATCACCAGAAACGGCAGAAGGAAGGGAGTTAGCTGCAAAGATATGGCCGCAAGTAGGACGGAACGTTTGTGGTTTTCCGTATGCTTCCCGACCAGTTACGTAATCACCCGAAATGATTTGCTTGAACGTTTCGGATGATGACCCTTTGGATTGCTCCGGAAGTTCCGAGCAGATGTTAATCCGTGCAGATGAAGGATGGAGCTGAGATATGTAGTACTCTTCAGACCAACGGGAAGGGGATGAACTTACAACGGTCGATGGGTCAAAACAGGAAGCTATGATATCAAGTAGAACGCTCTTGCCATTGCCACCAGCGCCATAGAGCAAAAGGGAACGCTGCAAATCCGTGGCGCAACCTGCTAGGCAAACGCCGATAAATTGACGAATTAGAACGACCTTCTCCGCTGCGTCGGGGTCACCCCTAAATAGTTCATCGAGGAACGATAGGAACGACGTTGGAACGACGCGTTGGGGGTCTTTGGGAAGACTCTGGTCTATCTTCATTGTGGCTTTATGGTCGGGGGAATGTTTTAGAACGGCGAGCTTCCCGTCTTGAATGGAAAGAAAGCAATCTTCAAAGCAAACGCCATTGGGTATCTCATCGAAGAATGAATCGTCTAGCAATTCGCGACACAGCAGCAACGAATTGTAAATGCCCATAACCTTAGCGTGTGAAAGTTTTACGACTTTGGTTTTCTCTTCAACCAACCAAGTCAAACCATTGAACGCTTGAATCGCAGAAAGAAGTGAGTCTCTTTCGACTTTGTGCCAAATGCCAGAATCATACAGATAAAGAACGCCTTGGCACACAACGGCGTCGTATTTGTTTTGCAGTTCATACGCCAACGCGCGCGCTAACGTTACCTCTCCGTCGCTCTCAATCTCTACCGATTGAATGAGTGGAATAATTTCGTGTATCATTGTGAATCCTCCAGAATGAAAACGTACATGGAACGAAAGACAGGGGCAACGCCAAAGGTAAAACTTTGACGAGCCCCATCACTCCAGCACACTCCAGCACACTCCAGTCAAGTGGGCTCTCCCCAGTTGAACTTACAACGAATGCCTTCAGACTCCGCGCACATTTGACGCAAGACTTCGCGCTCTACTTTGAATGGGTTCAAGTTCAGCCCCCGAGCAACTCGAACGAGTGTGTCGTTATCCGGTGAAAAGATGGTGATAGACTCTCCACTCAAAGGGACAACGGAATCAAGAAAGAACGTTTCGTCTTTAAGTTGAACGCTCCAACGGATTAGCCTGGTTCGTCGTGTGTGTTTTGCATGGCTGCACATTGTGACTTCAATCATTGGCTGCACTCCTATGATACTCGAAACACGTTAAAACCCACACCACGAATCGTGGGCGCGCTACGCTCTAAAGACTCAATGGACAATAAGAACGAGTAATCCGAACCAACTTCCTCGTCAGTCACAACATAGAAATCCATACCGTCATAAGTCCACTTAGGACCTTGCGAATGCCAAGAGACGTGAAGGCCGTTGAATGACCAATCATGCATGTTGACTCGTAGGTGATGCTGTAAGGCATCTACCATCCCTGTAAAAGCTGTATCTGTCATGGTTCTGCACTCCTGATTGGTTTTGGTTTTAGTTTTGACGGTAGACGTAAATCCAATGCTCGCCGAATTTGTATTCGTGTTCCTCGTGGTCATAGGGGGCAAGGGAAATACCAGCCCCATCGAACCGAGCGTCACGTTTCCACTTCTCGTAGTCAAAGTACTGCTGCGCCACTTCAGATAATTCAGGCAAAATGCATTCATCGATGTAGTTTTCTAAGCTCTCATCCCATCGTTCATCGCGCTCTGATTCCGTAACAACTAGAACCTCGCCACCTTCAACCTCATAGACGCAAGCATCATAGAACTCAGGGTCTAGGCTTGAGCATACAAGCCAAGGATTGTTTTCTAGTGGGTTGTGAACACCGTGCTCAGTCTTGAGGTATTGCTTGATTGCTGCGTACTTTGCTTGTCGTGGTGTGAATGATTTCATTGGTTCTGCTCCTTCCCGGCAAGAAACCCCTGATAGAAAGCCATCAGTAGGTCAAAAGTCTTTCTAAAATTGCTGGGCATAGTGACCGGCGTTGTAAGCCCTGAGATACTCTTAACTCGGCGTAATGACGCCCCCATACTGCAAAACTCAAGAACATAGGCCCCCACGTGGTGCTGTGTTCTGCCTTTACTGTCCTTAGAATATGACCGCTCATAGCCGGTAATCTGTCGGTTAATTCCGGCCGCTAGCTTTTCTAGGTCGTGAATTGTGATGTCTTCACTCATTGTTCTGCACTCCTTTGTTTCAGTTCCCTTTGAGTGTACTATTAAAGTAGAACACATTGCAAGTTATTATTTAGGGTTAATGCATGTTTTATTCATGGGGGATTGTACATGCGTACGTGCAAAAGGTGCATAGTGTGACGCAGTGCATTGTGTATCATGTATGAAATACTGTAGCTTTTCTGCACGTTTATTTCGGCCTAAGTCCATAGAATCATTAAGAAAGTGCATAATCTGCTGTATTTACTCTTTGAACATTTATACAAATAAATAGACTGCCTAATAACGTGAATAACGTGAATAAGAGAGCGTGCTACGTATATATATAAAGTCTCCGGAATTTCGTGCATTTCGTACAGATTGTACATTGGCTTGCGTGGGGCTTGGCTTTTGGTCATCTTGGAACAGCGCAGAACTGGGGTAGAGTTAGGGGAAATATGCTATCCCAGTATCCCTAGCTTTACCCTCTTTGCACCTTTTCTCTCCAACCCTGGGGAAATCCTCCGAGCATCGTGCCCGCTCCCACTGGCCTAGGCGTCGCATCATGGCACCTTGCCACGTGGTATGAGTCCAAGGCATAGGAGAAAAGCTCAATGATTTCAGGACGCTAGAAGGGGAACGGATGGATGATCTATGCTGCAATGCGTCAGGGGGGGTATCCCCGGTTTATGTTTGTGTTGTTGTTTATGTTAACACCCACACGCACTATTCATCTTTTCCAATGACGCAATGCGTTAGCACACAGACCGCGCACATTTTTCGTGCGCCCCTAGGAAATAATTACTTTTTTCAGTTATCCTTTGTGCATGGCAGACAAGATGATGGACATGAAGAAGTTGGTCGCACGGTTTGAGCCCAATGCATTTGGTAAGCTGACGAAGCAGGACCAGGTGGATTTGGAGGAGGACACCGAGCAGGCCTTGGCGTATGAGGCAAGCAACACGGTTCGGATGAATGCCCAACCGGTTGAGGCGCGGTACCTTCCGAGGCTGGCAGATATTCAGCAGAATATTTATGCGGTGCTTGAAAGCGAGAGCCGTAAGTTGGCTGACTCCAGTGTTCGCAATTATCACGAGACCTTGAGTGCGGAAGAGATTAAGTTGCTTGGTGTGGTGACGCGAAGTCTTTGTCAGTTGGGGGACATGGAAAGGGGCTTGCGGCAAAACGATCAACTCAGTAGCATGAGCGATGAAGATCTCCAAAGACTCGCCGGTGAAGCATTCAAACAGTTGGAGACCAAGGGGCAAAAGAAATAATGGCTCTAGCGCAAGAAAGACGTATCCCGATCCGACTCCGTATGGCCGATGCGTCCGATGCGCCCATGATTTACTCCAACTGGCTCAAATCATACGCGGGCCAGAACAAGCACATACCGAAAACGGTGGTGGAAAAGATTCACCGCCAGGTTGTGGGCAGACTTCTAAGCGAAGCCCATACAGTCGTTGCCGTGGTAGACCTACCAGACCTAGATGATGAAATCTGTGGCTGGCTCTGCGCACAAAGGTCCGAGAAATTTTTCATCAGCCATTGGGGCTATGTGAAACGAGAGTATCGAAGGTTTGGTGTCATGAGCGCCATGCTGGAGATGTTCGAGTACAAGCGGGGCGAGCCAGTAATGGCAAGTCATGATTTTCCGCTACGTAAGGATTTGCGTAAGCACAACATCATGTACGTTCCGCATATTTGCCATGAAGGCGGTCTTGAGAAAATAGACAAGCTATACGGAGGAGCACTAGATGCACCAAGTTAAACTGAAATCCATTATGTTAACTGACAACGCACGACCGGTGTTCAATCAAAACTTCATTGATGTGACAACAGATCCTCGATTTGACGTAGTGCTTATTGGTGACTGGGTATCGGTTCGTTACAACGGATCAGATCCTCGTTTTGTGCCAATTGCATCTGTTTCGTGGATGGCGCCATTGGATTCTGCCGATATGATGCCAAAAGAGACCCCAAAGCGGGGTCGAAAGCCCAAAATCAAGGCGGTAGCCGATGAGCCAGCAAAACAAGCAGTATGATGCGCGTCAGGTACTAAAAGAGTACCTAAAGCGGCATGGTGACTTATCCGAACTACGGGATGAGAACCCAGATGCCGAAGAACGTTCATTTGCTTGGCATAAGCACCTCTTACCGCAACAAATGGAGTATATTGCGGACGAATCGCGTTTAAAAACTGCTCTGTGTAGTCGTCGAGCCGGTAAAACTTATGCGTCATGCTACTATCTTATTGAAACGGCAATGAGGTATGCAGAATCGACCAGTGCATACATCGCGTTAACTCGCAGCAGTGCCAAGAAGCTCATGTGGTCAGAGTTGCAGCGTGCAAATCGAAAATATTACCTAAATATTCACTTTAACAACTCTGAGCTGACCGCCACTTTTCCAAATCACAGTCAAATTATTCTTACCGGCGCCAATGATGAGGCAGATATCGATAAATTGCGGGGTCTAAAGTACCAGTTGGTCATTCTTGATGAGGCTGGCTCGTTTGGTCGGCACATTGATGCACTGGTCGAAGAAGTACTCGAACCGGCGCTAATTGACTGCGACGGCACCCTGGCAATGATTGGGACTCCTACCGCAAGTTGCTCAGGATTTTTTTATGAAGCGTCGACAGGACTTCGGCCCGGATTCAGTCAACACCACTGGACCATTCTCGATAACTCATACATCCCACACGCTGGAGAGTACCTTGACAAGAAAAAGTACTCAAAGGGCTGGGGTGATGACAATCCAGTATATCTCCG